GTTTACTACCGTCGCGTAGCAATCGCTAACTTGTTCTAATAACGAGTACATAATAAGAAGCCCGGATAAAACCGGGCCACTTATAATAAAAAACATTGAGGGATCTTAGGATCCCTCTTTTTTTATCCGTTGTTTTCTAAACGTACTGGTTCCAGTACAGCTTCTGCAAATTGCATAAACTCTTCACTTTTAGCTGCTTCTTGAGCCAAATTAGATGCGTGATAAATGCGTGCTAACTTATTGAAGTCTTTCTTTGGTACCATACAATCTTCTAAAATTTTAGCTGCAATTTCTTTCTGATGTTCCTTTTCAGCTTCAACACGGATAAATGAATTAGACATTTCCTGTAAAGCTGCTTGGATCTGTTTGCGATGCTGTTCTGTAATTACTTGTGGTAATGAATCATCATTTACAATGCTCATAATATATTCTCCTAGGCTAAGTATTCCGGTAGATTATCTACCTTTTGTATGAAATCTTTGTAAGCTGTTTCAACTTTATCTTGATTATAAAACATGTATTTTAGTAATCTTTCCCATGCGTTTTTTTCAACCATAGGATAAGCAAACGAAAATACTATTGCTTCATAATGCTCATAGTTTCTTTTGGATTGTATATTCCAAAATTTAGTTAGTTCTGTGTCTGTATAAGGTTTTTGTCTAGCTGTTTGTTGTGGCGCATTGTGATATAAAGTATCATCATAAACTATATGTACTGTATAACCACCAGATGCCCACCAAGGTACATTATTACACGGTCTTTCAACAGAATTTATAATGTTATCATACCAATGAATATCACAATTTAAATCATTTACACTTTTTATGAAATCTGATTTTTGCTGCTTGGTGTTAAATAACACTCCAATATATCTGTGCTTTGAATCGTCATGTCCTTGGCAACTAGTAAAGGTTAGGTAACCTTTTTCATGTAATGCAAGTACTGCGTCCCTTACTCTAGGTTCTAGATTTCTTTCTATAATATCAGAGTATTGGCTTACAAAGGTACTTACATAGTTACCATCTTCATCCTTATAACAATATGTTCTACCATTTATCACATAATCGTTACCTTTTACGAACATCGCGTACTTATGACGAGCCTCTGCAGTACTTAAATCAAGTTGTTCTGATTCTTGTACTTGTTGCTGCTCATATGGTATTTGATATTCGTAAAAGGAGTTGGGTGAAACCATTTATTTTAATTTACCTTCTTCGCGTAATTTAGCACGAATTTTTGTAGCTGAAATATTATGAATTTGTTCACCTAGGTCGTGTTCAGTAAATGTATATCCTACACCACGACCATACGAAATGTCAACAATATTTGGTACACAAAGGATAATATATTCATGTCCATTGTGAAAACCTTCTTTTGCTAGTCCAGCTTCAATATTTTGAACTACTTCAATTTCATTAAACGGATTATCATCCTGTTTAGCAGTACGACCACCACCGGCGTCCTGTCCAACAATACCTCCTACATCTCTAACCATAATACAAACCTGGCCAGTCACTTCTAGAGCCTTTTTAAATAAAGCGGTGTGACCATCATGCCACGGTTGCCAACGGCCTAGCATTTGAGCTGTGGGCTTCTGGTAATCAAATAAAGGTTTATCAAACATTATTTTTCACTCCAAACTTAATATATTTGTACCATAATCTTTCATGACCATAGTATAAAACGAATTTAATAATTAGATCCGCTACGAACACTCCACCAACTGCTTTAGGTGGTAGACCAAATGCAAAGGCAATTATTGCTGTGGTAATACTAGCTATGATTCGCCATGTTACAGCCTTTGCCAAATGCCGTTTCTTTGTTACATCACTCATCTCGTTGCATCCATTTTGAGACTACTTTCATTAATTCAACGTGTGTATCGTCAAACCATCTACTTACATGGTAATCACATTTTGGAGGTTGTTCAAAAACTTTGTTTGTATCCTCGAAACGCCCTTCTTTAATAGTATCCATCCAAACGGTAAAGTCTGGATCAAATGCTAAACGAGCTTCTTCTGTGGGGCATACAAAGTCTGTTACTGCAATTTTGCCTGCACGAACTACACCATCACTTAGATGGCGCATGCGCTGTGCTTGTCGCATACGACCTTCAGGACTAAAATCCCAATCATCGTATTCTTCACGAACTTGATCTGCGTTAATATGTACAGCACCAATAAGATCTGCAAAGGGTTTTGCAAGAGTAGTCTTACCTGAACCAGGTAGACCAAAGATTAGAATTTTCATTATTATACCTTCCTTCAAGGAAGCAGCTTACGCTGCTTCTGCCATTTCAAGTGCTAGATCCAAAGCATCAACTTTTTTCTTAGCATTTCCGCCAAACCAAGCTGATGACATGCGGGTATCTGCTGAGCGACCTAGTTTGTGGTCGGCCATGAATGTAACAGCATTGTAGGCATTCCACCAAGTACCTGGACGGAAGTTATCACCTGGCTGGTCTTCAACCACTGCCAGTGCCTGTTCAGCTGTTCTCGAAAGATATTTATCATCACGAGAAGATTCACCGAATACTTTAGCCATGAAGTTGGCCAATGCTTGTTCATTGTAGCGTTTTGAGCCAAGGAACTCAGCAGCTTCTTTGAACTTCTCGATCTTGTTGTGAGACAGACCAAGCGTTTGTTTAACCATGTCGGCATCAAACTGTGAACGGTGGTTAATACGAATAGAAGGCTGGTTCTTTTCGTTTAGTGCAACAGTTAAAGTATTGTTGCACACAACTCGTTCCATTACAAACTTGATGTCGATAGCTTTACCGTACTGATGCGGATTTGAGAACAGTAGGTAACCTTTTACTTCGTCACCGTTGAATAGTGAGAAGCCATCACGTACGTCAGCAAGTGCCCATACAATCTGACCATCTTTTAGTGAGCCAGCTGTATCCATTACCATATCGCCAGCACTTACAAAATCAGTAAAGAAGTCAAATGCTTCTGAGTTTTGTACTGGATTCCAACCAGGTCCTACCTGAGTAAGAATTTTGTTATCTGAAGAACGAACAAGAGCTTCTTGTCCAGTTTCAATTTTTTCACCGTTAATATCAATGAATGTAGGAACTTTATTAACTTCCCAATCTAGGCCTGCAGCCTGCATGATCTCTTGTGGAGTAAGATCATCACCGATTGGAGTTCCTAGGCCATGCCAAGGTTTGCCAGCTGATTTGCGGTAAGCCATCTGAGCAACGCCGTTTACAAATTCTAATTCGTGAGCCATGATATAATTTCCTTTGCGTTTGTTTATTTAATATAGCTATAATATATCGTTTTAAAGCAAATGTACAAGGTTTTTTCAATTATTTTGAAATTTATTTGAAAGACTCAACGTAAAATTTAGCGTAGTCAATTGCAGCACGCTCAATAGCATTTGTGCCTTCGCTTTTAGCCAATTCACGCATTTCGCTTTCTTCCATGTACTCAAACATGCGGGCTAGAGCCTCGTCCATAGCTTCGTTGAGTTCGGAAACGACTGAATTTAATACTGACATGTTGTGTCCTCTTTGTTTGATTTGATAAAGCTATTATATAAAATCAAAGCACAAATGTACACAGTTTTTTTGAAATTATTTTGAATTTTTTAGTGAAAATATTGATTAGGCATTGGCAAAGCATCTATCATATCCCATGCATGCTCACCGTATCCTGCCTTTACTATGTCTATAGTGTCAACATAGGGACTATCATCATTACTATCTTCAATAGCAACAACATAGCAATTAGGTGTAAACCGCTTTAGATATCTTGCAATGTACGCGTGTGCGTCTTCTTCTGTAAAGAAACCAACAGCTTTAGTAATATCTAAAATATTATGAGAGGAAAAGAGAGCTACGATCTTAGTACCTGGCGGCACATCAAATAGTTCTACTTCATCGTTTTTAGCAGTACCGAGAAAAATTCCTTCTTTGTCGTCAATAATGATATATTTTTTCATTCTTCGTAATGCTTCACTAGTTCGACTTCACCGTTAACAATTTTAGTTTTAATGTATCCATCTTCAATTAACTTATCAACTACTGACTCTATAGTACGGACAGACTCTTGATGCGCAATATTATGCATTAATCTTTTGATAGAAGATCTTGCCATATATCTACCAACAAAGGTAAATAAAATTGCAGTAATTAAAAGCCACATATGCATTTCATTTAAGTCAAACATTTAATTTCCTATTTTTTGGCAACAATATTGGTCTTGTATGAGAAGCCTTAGCATAAGATTTTTCTCATGTAAATTTAAATGCAAGGCATCTACCACACCAGTTTTCCACCAATTGTTTTTGCTATAATCATCACCACAAATGAATCCACCGTTTTTTATCTTTGGATAAAAAGATTTAAAATCAGCACAAGTTCCTTCAAACGTATGATCTCCGTCTATATAAACGAAATCTAAACTATTATCTGGAATATCATCTGCAGCTTCTTGCGAAAGCTTTCTGATAATATGAACATTATTTCTTGCAGAAAACTTTGCTTTTACAGATTCATACCTTCTATCAAGATCTTGTTGCGGTGTAGTTTTTCCGTACCAAGATTTATCATACGTATCTTCCTCAAAACACTTCCAAGGATCTATTAAATACAATTTACTTGGATTAGTAACATTTATAATCCTTTGAGAAAATTCACCTTTATGAACACCAATCTCAACACCAACGGCATTCTTTGGTAACATTTTAAGTAGTTCTAATCTTGCGTCCATTACGCGGCCTCCAAAACTTTACAGCCCTCCCACCAGTCTGGAGCTGGACGGCCACGTTCCCATTTTGCAAAGTGCTTATAGTGATAATAATTACGATAAGCTTGGACTGGATCACCTTTAACCATACACTGCGGATAATGCGTCATAGCTTGAGGAAAATCAGTTAATGCTCCATTAGATATATTTATAGGAGAGTTGTTTAGAACATTTTTAAGCTTTTTGTACGTCATATGTTCTTTACCAAAGCGGTACTGGAATTCACTACAAAGGGCTAGAAAATGTTTGTAGTGCCATTCGTAGTTAGCCTTAGATGCCATAGTCCATATAGTACAAGGGTGCTTATGGTGCACAGCATTGTATAGAATGCCTTCTAGATTATTGTCTTTATGTACCCAATAGTTAACCATGCGCTTGCCTGAATTAGAAGGGCGCTTTTCCATATAGCCGTCAAGCATACGATGAGCGGTGGAAAGCATTTGGGCTGCCTCAACAATCATCTTAGGAATATGCTTGTCGCACATCATTTGCGCTGCTTCAATAGGATCTTCAGATAATACAAACACATTCATTATTGCACCCACACATGATTGAATTTTGTAGGCATGTTTTCGCAAGAGTAGTTTT